AAAACACCCTGCAAACGCACCCCGCTTAAACATTTTTTCCGCCCTCCGTAAAATCAATTCCGTCAACGCCCGCTTGCGTTCCTACCATCTACCGAAAATAATTGCTTGACGGGAAAACAGAAAACGTGCATTTCTGTGTTTGCTCGCGTGCGCCCCCGCAAAAAGCTCTTAGTAGCTTTCTTCTAGTCCGCTTGCGCCCGCCTTGCGGCGGATATTCGCGCTGCGCTTTCTTCCTGCACTGCCAGCACCGCTTACACGCTGTAAACCTCCCTCACCCAAGCGGTTGACAATCCTCCGCGATACGGTGTATTCTCTGCGCCAAAACCTATGTTATGTAAGGAGCACCCCTCATGGCCGCTACAAACCAACCTGCCAGCACTCCGCAACCGCTGACAACCTCCCTTGCCGCTACTCTGCCACCGGCCAACGCTACACGCTCGCAGAGGGTCTACGCTGCGCTACAACTGCCGGACTCGCGCCCGGCACCATCACCAATGACCATGCAGGGTGCTGACGACCTGATTGCACCGTATATGCCGGAAGTACTTGACAATCAAGCACTTAGCTGTATTGGTAGTGCCGGAAGTGCCGTCGAACGGGTATTTAGCTTGGAATTAGGTGTCGCGCATGTACGCGCACGAGCCTTTCTTGCGTCGTGGCTGCGGCATCGTCGGTATAAAGCAGCGTTTGAGTTCGCAGGGCTTCGGGGGGCAGAGATACAGCTATATCGGCAAGTTTCGCCAACATTTACCGCTGTTTTTGATGCTATCGACGCCTTTATCAAGTGCCACCGCCACGCAGAGAGTGAGGATACCCTCCACGCGCTGGCCAACGGTGAGATTAAAGAGCCTGTCTTTGGCCCGGTCGGCGGCGGGAGAAGCGGAAAGATCGGCGAAAAGGCTATCTACAGCGAGAAAGCCCTTGTTACAGAGCTTGCAGCGCAAGATCCGCGCAGGTACGGAAAGGCAGTAGGCGAGCATAGCGGCCTCGCTATCACGCTTAACATATCCGTGCCCGATGATTCTGCAAAGCAAGCGGATATCATAGATGTTGATGGTGAGGAGGTCAGCGCATAGCCCCCTGATTTAGTATGCTGGCAGTATGCAAAGATAAGCAGGCTTGTCAATAGCGTTGCATTGCAAGCACTTACGACTTGGCAAGCGTTGGTTAGTATCCAAGGATTGCCTAAATTTTGCCTGTTCGGTTGGATTGTAGCCGGTATTTCTGCGGTCGGTTGACAATGCTGTATTGTAAACTATTGTGTGTTGTGCGGTTGACAATGGGTGGGGTACACGGACCAAAGAGGAATGACCACCCTCGCGCAAAGGGCTACCTATCCCCCCCATCTTCGTACTTGTCGCTCGAACTTTCAGCGGCCTGATCCCATTGTCTTTACCTCGTTTGGTGATTCCGTTGTTGCATAGAAGGTTCTTTCTGAAAAGACTTACTGAAGAGTCTTATTAAAGCTGTCCCCCTTGTTGTCCCTGTCGATGTCCTCTTGATGCCCCCTTGATGTTTACGAGATAGATGGTACGCAAGGACCAAAGAGGAGACATTTTTCGGAGTGGTCTGATCCTGAAAACTGCGGGGGAGATTTTCGAGCGTAAAAAGATTTGCTGATGCTGTTGACAGAGTAGGTGCGGTAGGAGTAAACTCTGCGTCAACAAGTCGGGACTGTTCGTACTCCTTGGTCTCCCCGCTTGTCCGTGATAACTGAGAAAGCCTGAACTTGCGGGTGTAGGGCTTGTCAGCCGGTCTCATCAACCGGGGCTTGTGTTCACCGAACCCGCCATACTGATACTGATTGGTGATGGGGATGGATGATGGAGTGAGAGAGACAGGAGAGATGGACAAAGCAAGAGGAGAGACTGATGGATAATCGACCGAAATTTACCGCAGAGAACGTGTTCGTGGTGTCCGACCCTTACCTGAAGCTGATGGACGGTGAGACGGACAAGTGCGTCGGGTACATGCCGAAAGCGAGCACGGACAACCTGTTCGAGATTGTCGGGATGATGGCGAAGGCGGGAGAGGCGAACTGGGTGCGTTCATGGTTCGACGCGGAGAAAGGGCGGCACTTCATCAGCCTGTCATGGCAGGACGTGAGGGAGCGGGAGGCGTTCGCGAAGGCGTTCGGAGAGGTGCCGGAAGCGGAGCGCATGGGTGTTGTGCGTGACGCGGAGTGCGAGGCGCTTGACGGGAAGATCGCGGAGGACATGAACGGGAAGAGGGAGAAGGCCGAGGCGGGGCGCAGGGCGAGGCGCGAGGCATGGTTCGCGGAAGAGGCGAACGCGGAGGCGGTGAGGCGGGTGTCGATGCTGACCGCGACGGTGGTGCGCGACGAGAATACGGGGGCGATGCGCGGCGACCCGGAGGAGGTGCAGTTTGTCGAGAACATCATCCGGTTCATGAACAAGACGGACCAGCCGGACGTGAGGGAGTTTTTGGGGCACGACGACGAGGGGCGTTTCTGGATCGCGTACTGCTTCAGGCTGGAGACGCTGAAGAAGGAGTTCGAGCGGCGGGTGAACTGCAACGAGAAGAAGCCGGAAGGTATCTGTCTGGCGCATGAGGGGGAGATGTGGGAAGAGCTTGTGATGGGAGTCGTGAAGAAGCACGCCGGGAAGAAGGCTCTGGAGGCGGCTGCGGGCGCAGGTGATGTGGGCGGCGGTTCTGACACGGCTGAGGCTGCGGAAGCGGCAGAGGGCTCTCCTGACGCCGGGATTGACCCTACGGAGGAGTTTCAGGCGTCTGAGGCTGACAATGCTGAGTGATTTTTGTTTAGTCCGTCATCCGGTAACGGCGTGTGTGCCGAAAGACAGCTGGCCTCATGCACGCCGCGCAAGTCGCTTGGAATGCTCTCAGCCGCTTAGAACTCATGCTTCGGAAAAAGGAAATGACGAAGGAGACTGACATGGGAAGTGACAAAGCCGCGTTCAAGGTAGGCGACAAGGTTACAGTCTACAAGGTCGAGGGTGTCGGTGAGGTTGTCCTGTTGGTTAAACCGCTATGCGATCCGAGGCGCGAGGTGTTCAGGCACCTTCCGGTCACAAGCGGCGTGAAGGTCACGATACGGCGTGCGGACGATTCAAAGGATCATCTGCGCGACCACGTTTCGTACATCGTGAAATTCGAGCGCTCCGGGCTTACATTCTACACATGGCCGAAGGTGAAGAACATAACGCTTGCCGACAAGGGGACTTTGAAATGAAGAAGCCGTTTATCCTGTATCACTGGTCGCCGTCGTCCAGACGTAAGCAGATCGAGCGGCAAGGTCTTCGCGTCGGAAAGCCTCACGTCACCCATAGCAAGGGGTGGAGGGCAAACTATCTTTGCTTCGCGGCTTCCCCGTCCCTCGCATGGGGATTGTCGGCTCTCGTTACGAAATGCGCGGGAAACTGGGACCTGTGGATGACGTGGTCGGACAGTCTCGTGAAGCCTGTGCGCCGCATACGCTGGGAAGGTCTCGACGTGAAAGAGTACAGGACGTACGCGGGAGTTCCGAAGCGGCTGATCTGGTATGTCGGCACAAGATTCAGAAAGCCGCGCAAGCATAAGGGGGGCGGCGTGTGACAAGGAGCCTTGAGGTCAACTACGTCCCTTCTCCTACCATGCTGAGGTTTCATCAAAGCATGGCGCTCATCCGTATCCTGCTCGGCCCTCTCGGAAGCGGAAAGAGCGCGGCGGCGTGCATGGAGATTTTCAGGCTGGCGACGAAGATGCCTCCGTGCAAGGACGGAATCAGACACTCAAGGGCGTGCTTCATACGTGATTCGGACGCCAACCTGCGGAAAACGACGGTGCGGACGTGGCTCAAGTGGTTCCCGGAGGATGTGTCCAAGAACGGTCTGAGCGGGCTTACGAAAGTGAACTGGTCAAGCCCCATGTCGATGCGCCTCAACTTCAAGCTTCCCGACAACACATGGGTTGACTGCGAGATCCTGTGCGTCTATCAGGCTTGCGAGCAGGATGCCGAGAACCTGAAGTCCTTGGAGTTGACGTGGATCTACTTCAACGAGCTTAACAACATACCGGAGGCGGCTCTGACGATGGGGCGCTCTCGTATCAAGCGCTATCCGTCAATGGATGACCTGATGCCGAACCCTGACGGCTCCATACCGAAAGTCAGGTGGGGCATCATCGCGGACAGCAACATGGTTCCCGATGACCATTGGATTTACGAGAAGGCGGAAGTGTCCAAGCCGAAGGGGTGGGAGTTCTTCAGACAGCCACCGGCCCTGTTCTGCCGCACGGATTCTGCCGGGAAGAAATGGTACACGCCGAACAGGGGGCAGAAACTCGCCCAGGGCATCCCGCCAGCAGAGAACATCGAACACCTGCACGGAGGATGGAAATACTATCTGGATCAGGTTCCCGGCAACAGCGACGAGTTCATCAAGGTCAACCTGATGGCCGAGTACGGGACGGTCAAATGCGGCAAGCCTGTGTTCCCGGATTATTCAGACATGATCCACTACAGGGACGTTGAGATACCGTTCGACAAATCGAAGGTCCTTTTCATCTCGTTCGACTGGGGATGCACCCCGACGTGCAGTTTCGGCCAGTTGAGCGACACCGGGCAGGCGCGGGCGATTGACGAGGTGTGCGGGAAGGACATGTGCATCGAGGTTCTCTGGGAAAGCATACTGCGGGCGAAGCTGGTGAACGAGTACGGGTGGGGCAGGGGCACCAAGATTTTCGCTACGGGAGACCCTTGGGGCGGCAGGCAGAGCAATCAGGTGACGGGTATGACGTGCATCCAGTACCTCAAGAGCCAAGGGCTTGAGGTCATACCGAGCCGCGTCAAGTCACCGGTCGAACTTAGGGGCGCGGTCGATTACTTCATCCACCGCAACGCCGGAAACAACGAGCCGGGCATGATGCTCTCCAACAAGGTGAAGATGCTGAGGAAGGGCTTTTGCGGATGGTACTTCTACAAGCGCATAGAGGCCCACAAGGACAGCGTTTATCAGGACGAGCCGTGCAAGAACAGTTATTCGCACATCATGGACGCATGGCAACAGAACTGCCACGCGATGCGCTTCCCCGACCTTTACGACATATCCACGCGGGTCACGATATATGACCAGTACGGAAACGGGCTGGACTGCGACGGGAAGCCTGTGCCGAAGAAGCCATCTATCAACATGGCGGGGCTTATCTAGCCCTCGAAAAGAGTCTCAGAAGAAACTTGAAAAAAACCTGTTGACGCGGAAACAGCCAGAAAGTTTCATGCCGACCGAAAGGGAATTTAGGCATGGAAACGTCAGGGCAGAACATTCCCGGCAAAGCTGAAGGGAAACCCGCCGAAAACGGGCGTGAAGAGCTTCAGCAGCTTGGCCCTCACATCATGTCCGGGTTCCAGAGAGCCGCAGACCACCGCAGAGAGAGCGGGATGGACGATGAGCTTATGGAATGCCTGCTCCAGTCGAAGAGCGAGTATTCCGAAGCCGAGAGAGCGGCCATCAGAGCCAAGGGCGCACCTGAAATCTACATCGGTCACTCCGCGCTCAAAGGGCGCACGGCTTATTCCCTTGTCAGCGAGCTTTTCCTGAACTCCTCCGACCCGCCTTTCACGATGGAGCCGACCCCTGTGCCAGAAGTCTCTGATGATGACGTTGAGGCAATCGCCAAAAAGACGATTCAGGATTTCATCGACCTGCGGACTATGGATCTGATCGAACAGGGAATCCCGCCCGAAGCCGTGGAAGCGGCCATTTTGGCAGAACCTCCTGACCCTCTCGTGGTGAAAGAGTACGCCCGTTCACGCCGCGACGAACTGGACAACCTGCGCACGGAAGAGGCCGCGAGGAAAGTCGGGCGGATGCTCAAGAAGGTGCGCGACCAGCTTTGCGAGGGGCTTTTCAGCGAGGCGATGTCCGACTGCATCTACAACGCGGCGTTTTTCGGCACATGCGTCCTCAAGGGGCCGCTGCGCAAGAGCAAGAAGCGCGTCACGTTCGCCGGGGACGCCTGTAAACTGGTCGATAAAGAGGTTTTGGAGTGCGTTGCTATTTCCCCGTTCAACTGCTACCCGTCAAAAGGCGCGGTGAAGATCGACGAAGGCGACTTTTTCGAGCGCGTCAAGTTCACCCCGAAGGCCTTCAGGTCGATGGGCAAGATGGGCGAGGGCTATTTCAAGTCGGAGATCAACGAAATCCTGTCCAGATACCCGAACGGCGGTCTGAAACTCACTCAGCCTGGCGACTCGGAGCGCAAGCGTCTTGAGAACGACGGCTCCGCCGACTCTTCCGGCGACTCGATGATCGAGGGAATCGAATTTTGGGGCGACGTTCGCGGCTCGATGCTTCTGGAGATCGGCATTGAGAAGACAGACGAAGACGTGAAGATCGAAGAGGAAGACTACTACTCCGTGAACGCGATTTGCGTTGACAACAAGGTCGTGTTCTGCACCCTGACGGATGAGAAGTTCGGCAGGAACCTCTTCAAAGGCGTCTTCTACAAGACTCCCGGATCATGGTGGGGCATAAGCCCGATGAAGCTGATGCGCGACCCGGCCAAGATGTATAACGCGACGGCGCGTGACCTCTGCGTGAACAACGCGCACAGTTCCGGCCCGATGCTCGACATTCTCGACTCTTCGCGGCTCAGGGACGGGACGAGCACGTCAATCACGCCTTGGGAAGTTCGCTACTGGACGAACAAGATGGGGAGCGATGCCGTCCCGTTCAAGTACACGCACACCATTTCAAACGCCCCTGAGCTTCAGGCCAACGCGGACTGGACGGAGCGGCTTTTCGACACGATCACCGGAATCCCCGCTTACTCGCACGGCTCCGACACGGCGGCTGGCGCGGGCAGGACGTACAACGGCCTCCTGCTCATCATGCAGTCCTCGAAGCAGGGCATCAACACGGTCATCTTCTCGCTGTTCCTTGATGTGCTGAAACCGTTCCTCACGTACCTGTACCGCTACAACATGATTTTCGACCCTGACTCTGACATCAAGGGCGACTGCGAGGTTGCGGCTGGCGGGCTTCTTTCGATCATGATGCGCGAGCAGAGCCTCAACCGGCTGAAAGAGTTCCTTCAGCTCATGCAGAACCCCGCCATTGCCGCCGTCGTCGGGGAAAGCGGTCTTGCCGAGCTTCTGCGTGAGTACATCAAGCTTCTTCAGGGCATCAACCCGGACAAGGTTGTGCCGTCCTGGCAGGAGTTGGAGAGGCGGAAGCGTGCGGCTGAGATCGAGAAGATACTGGCTCAGGCCGAACAGCAGGGCATGGAGCGCGGGTTCCCCAATTCCGCGAGGCCCGGAGAGACGCCGCCCGTACCTACAGGCATGGCACCGGCTCCAATCCGCACGCCTGACATGAGGCCGAGGATGCGCGAGTTGCCGCAAGAGGAGGCTGTGGCATGACCTCTGAATTTCCAAAGGGAGCGAGGGACGCGGCTCAGTTCGCGGTGCAGCTTTCTTCCATACGCGAGCGTTGCCCTGACTTTGTGGAGTGGCTGAGGAAATCCGTTGAGGAGACTACCGAGGCGGTCTGCGTGTCGAAGGAAGAGACGCTTCTCAAGCAGACGGGCGCACTCAGGGATTTGAGGACGATTTTGGGCGCGATAGAGAACCCCCCGCAACTCGCCTTGCCGGACAACCCGGACAAGATAGCCGGTACGGGTTTTATCTAGACGCGCCAAAACGGTTGCGGCTGAGAAAGTGCCGCGCTTCCCGCAACCAGTAAACAAAAACGGCAAAACCGAGGCTCCAGAATGATTCTGGCCCTTGGAAACGGGAACAAGACTATGGCAGACCCCATTGTTCAAATGGAACTCGACGAGATCAACGAAGAGCGCAAAGCCCTCGGGCTTGCCCCTCTGACTGATATCGCAGAGGCGCGTAAGTGGAACGCAGGGCCGAAGGAGAAGGCCGAACCCGAGACGGAGGAAACAGCCGCACCCGCCGAGGTCGATAAAGACGGGCAGGGTGAGACGGTGAAACCCGCTGACGCGGAGATCCCCGTCGCGGCGGCTCCTGTCGGCGGCGAGGCCGTTGACGTGCAAGCCCTCAAGAGTGAGATTCAGGAACTCAAGGGCAAACTTCAGTCCGCAAGGACGGAAGAGGGGCGCGTCTCGAAACTGGACAAGCTTCTCAAAGAGGCGGTCGCAAGGGCTGAGGCGGCGGAAGCCAGAGCCGAACAGGCCGAGGCCAAAGCCGAAGAGTTTGAGCGCAAGGCGAAGGGCGGCGGAATCCGCTCCTACCTGACGCCCGAACAGCTTGAGGCGGTTGACGATGGGCTTCTCGAAGGTTTCGACAAGGCTCTTTCGGACATGCGCAAAGAGCTTATGCGGGGCGCGAAAGAGGAAGTCGGCTCTACCCGCGAACTGCTACAGCAACGCATCGACGCCGAGGAGAAACGTGCCGCCGAGGAAGCCCAGAACAACCAGCGGCTTTTGCAGCAGCGCATTTCAGACATGTGGAGGGACAAGATCGCTCCGGTCATCCCCGCTGAGGTTTACGGCAAGTTCCAAGGCAACCCCAAGTGGGCGCTCTGGAGCGGTAAGGCCTACGCCGGTACGACACGCGGGGCGGTGTTCAACTCCGCAGTCGCGAGCCTCGACCATGACGCCGCCATCGAGCAGTTGCAGAACTTCATGGCGTTTGCCGGTATCGAAGTTCCGGCCAAGGGGACAAAACCCCCTTTGAGAGTTGATGAGAGTAATGGTCAGCAGACCGTGGATAGCGGCCAGAACAAGCCGAGGACCTACTTCGCCGACGCGGTGAAGCCTGTCTATGACGGCTTTTTCAAGGGTTCGCGGCTTCCGTCCGGGTGGACGCAGAAGCAGTTCATGGATTGGGCTGACGAGATTGACTTAGCCCTTTCCCAAGGGCGCGTGGTCGAGCGGAACACCGGAAAACCGGTTATGACGCTCTAGGCGGGTGACGCCGGATCGCGGCTTGCGGGGCGGGGCGGAAAAGAGACAAGACTATGGCTATCGGAGAACACGCTGATTACAAAAAGATCAACAACGACACCGGCAACGGCCTGTACGTTGTTCCGAACCGTTCGCGCACGCTGTTGCGCCGGTTCTATGCTTCCAGCATCCTGACCCGCATCTGCAACCGCGAGTATGAGGGCGAACTGAAGAAACAGGGCGATTCCGTCACTGTCCCTCAGTGCGCCATCGTGCCGGTCAACACCCACACCAAGGGCTACAAGTTCACGTACCCGACCCTCGAAGCGCCGGACGCCCGGACGTTGACGGTCGATCAGGCGGCGAACTTCGAGTTCAGCGTGGACGGCATCGACAAGGTGCAGGCGTACCTCAAGGGGTTCGAGACGAGTTGGGTCAACGACGGCAACAAGAACATGAAGAAGGTTGTCGATACCCAAGTCATCAACGCGGCCCCTGCGAGCGTGAGCGCCTACAACAAGGGCCTAACCGCAGGCAAGACCAGCGGATGCATCAACCTCGGCACCATCGCCGAACCTCTCCATCTCACGGAGAAGGAGACGTACACCGACTCGGATACGGGCATCGTCTGGTGGAACGCCGCCGACAAAATGGCGGACTTCAGCGTGGTGCTGTCCGAGCAGGACATCGAGGATGAGGAGTTCGAGTTCTTCGCGCTCATGCCGCCCCTGATTCGCGGCAAGATCGCCCAGAGCAAGATCAGTGACGCTTCCGTGACCGGTGACGCCGGTAAGGGCGTCCTGCGCGGCGGTCCCGCGTATGTGGGCGAGGTGCAGGGGTTCCAGACGTACAAGACGAACCTTCTGACCAAGATCACGACCGGAGGCGAGGGCGGGAATGTCGGGGTGTTCCCGATCATCTTCGGCATCGCTCAGGCGTGGTCGTTCGCCGCCCAGATCGAAAGCATGTGGTCTGGCCAGCTCATCGAACGGGACGCCATCGGCTATCGCGGCGTCTACGTGTGGGGCAGCGCGGTCATGATTCCTGAAGGTCTCGGCGTCGCCTATGTGACGGTCGAGAACAAGAAGTAGAAGCAACGATTGCCGCAGGGGTCGTCCTTGACCGGAAGGCTCCTGCGGCACGTCCACCCGGAAACGTGTGTGACGTAAAAAGGACAAGGATACGGTTATGGCGGAAAAGACAATCCAGTTCGAGATCATGATGAACAAGGCCGACTTCACTGTTGTCGGCTACAGCGAGTACCACGTCAGCGTGAAAAAGACGCATATCGGCATCACGCCTGACCAGTACCGTTTCCTGCGGATCAACCCGGAGGTGAACGGAAAGAAGCTCCTGAACTTCATCCTCACGTCAGACGGCATGGCCGAGAGCGTGAAGAACGAGGCTTTCGCAGATTCTCACCAAGGCCAT